TATCCTGCATGGTTGTAGCCATCTTTTCTGCGGTACCGTCACAGTTGGTGATGGCACTGTTCAGCTTTTCAATATCGCTTGGTGCAGCATTCATCACGGCAAGGAAGCCGGACATCGCATTTTTGCCTACCAGAGCTTCCGCATTTGCAGAACGCTCGGATTCGGACATCTGGGAAAATGCTACTCGGCAATCCGCCAGAATATCTCCAAGGCTTCTCATGCTACCATCCGCATTGGTGGTCTGAACCGTCATCTCGCCAAAGGCAGCACCAGAGAATTTGACCTCGCCAGTGAGGTTTGTCAGCATAGTACGCATGGCAGTACCAGCCTGGGAGGACTTGATACCCGCATTCGCCATCAAGCCGATGGCTTCCGCTGTGTCCTCGGCAGTGAATCCCAACGCACCCGCAACAGGCGCACAATACTTGAAAGTTTCGCCCATCATGCTAACGTTCGTATTCGCATTGGAAGACGCTGCTGCAAGAATATCAGCAAAATGCCCTGAGTCTGCGGCAGACAGACCCAGGGCGGTAAGTGCGTCAGTAACGATATCAGATGTGGTTGCCAAGTCCTCGCCGGACGCTGCGGCAAGGTTCATAATGCCTTCGATGCCATCCAGCATATCACCAGTTTTCCAGCCGGCCATCGCCATGTAATTCATTGCTTCGGCGGCTTCGGCTGCGGAGAACTTCGTCTTAGCACCCATCTCTCTGGCTTTATCCCGCAGGGCTTCCAGATCGGAACCCGTAGCCCCAGACACCGCCGCCACCTGGCTCATGGCACTGTCGAAGTCAGCGGCGGTCTTTACTGCCGCTGTACCAAGGGCGGTAACGGCACCCGTGACGGGGAGGAGCTTCTTTCCGGCAGATTCGATGTTGGAACCTACCGTCTGTAGCTTTTCACCCGTGGCAGAAATCTTCTGCAGGGCAGTCGCAGATTGATTTGCCTGTTCTTCCAGGCGTTTCAGCTCCTGCTCGGTTTCCACGATCTCACGCTGGAGTCCATCATACTGTTCCTGGGTGATCGTACCGTTCTTTAGAGCTTCGTTTGCCTGTTCCTGAGCGGTTTTCAGAGTCTGGAGTTTATTCTTCGTTTCCTCCACAGCTTGTCCGAGCAGCTTATGCTTCTGGGCTAACAGTTCTGTATTGCTAGGGTCCAGTTTCAGAAGTTTCTCTACATCCTTAAGCTGGGACTGCGTGGACTTGATTTCTTTGTTTACATTTGCGAGGGCCTTGGTAAGCCCGGTAGTATCACCGTTGATCTCAACCGTGATGCCTTTGATACGGTTTGCCACGCAAGGTCACCTCCTTAGAATCTATCCATATCTTCCTGGCTGGCAAGCTGCGGATATTTGTAATCGTCATTGCTGCTCTCGGCATACATATCATTCACCAGACCTATCGACAGCAGGTCCAGGTCACGAATAGAGATGCCAAGCTGTACACACCGCAAAAGGAACAGCGGCGTTGTCATTTCGCGCTCACTTTTGCGAAGTTTTTTTTAGACTCAACCTCAGACTGTACATTCAATCCCCAAAGCTCGATGATCTCCGGCAAGACTTGGTAGATGGAGAAGGTGTTAAACTCGTCCAGCCAATCTTCCGGGGAGTCCGGCACAGCCGTGGGGTCTGCGTGTTTCGCCATAACAAAAGCAATGTTCTCGAACATCTCCAGAGAGAAAAGGTCAAGGCTGGACTGCTCCTCGCTGGAGGAATCCACAGCCTTCTCCAAATCACGGAGGTCTTTGTAAATATCACGATGGAATTTCAGACGATAGATACGGGGAATCGCCGCACTCGCCTTAAACATCACATCCTTGCCATCAATATTGATTTTCTTCGTCATTCCCATGATCCTTTACCTCCTTCACTTAAGAGCCGGACTTCGTAGAAGCAGACTTAGCTGCAGGCTGAACTGCGGCCTGTGCCTCGGCAGTCGGCATATACACAGATTTGTACCAGTCATTGTAGACCGTGGCATCCGTGGTGTTACCAGTCTTGGCCTTGACCATACCGTTCGCCAGCGGCGTGGCCTTGATAGTCAGCGTTTCCGTCTGGACTTCCTTGCTGTCCTCATTGGTCTTACCCTCAATGCCCGGACGGGATGCAGAGCAGTTATAGAGCACATGGCGAATGTGTTTCTGGTCACCATCGAACTCGAAAAGCAGGGCGAAGGATGCCAGCTCGACCTCAGAGTTCTCGATGAGGACACCCTTGGCATCTAGCTTTTCCTTCAGAACATCCGTCCGAAAACTCTCCGGGATCATGGCAAGCTCCAGATCGCCGTCATAACCCATGTTGTTATTGATGACATAGTAGGCCACACCGTCTGCATAGAAGTTCTCCGGCTCGCCATTTGCATCCAGAGAAATGGATACGGAACCGGGCATCGGGGTCGGTGCAGCGTAAGACACTGCTCCGTCCTCTGCAATCGTCAGCAGGGCGTAGTGTGCATTTTTAAGGTTGAATTTGACCTTATTGTTCTTATCAGGCATAGTTAAACCTCCAATTCATAAAGCACCTCGTACAGACCCTCACTGGCGATCCATACTTCGGTCTTGTTGTAAAACAGTTCATGTTTAGAAAGCACCGCCTCGATACGGGCTTCCAGTGGCGGATCTTTCTTATCCGTGTATAGCTCCAGATTCAGCCGGGAAATAGCAAAGTACACGATGCCATCTGCGGCAAAGTTATCCGAACCCGGATACAGAAAAATCAAAAAAGGAGGGTCTGGTGACTCTCCCTCGGCAAAATGGTCATACGCATGGGGAAGACCCATCTCAGTGACCATTGCTACTACTTCTTCACAGCTCATCCAGACAGTCCCTCCTTAATCCTATCTTCCAGATCACGGATGCCTTTTTCTTCGGCAGCAGCGATATGTGGCCTTGCGGCAACCCGACCACCGCCACGCTTGGCATGACCGTGTTCCAGCAGATGGGCAATCTGATAGCGATTGGCAGAATGAACGGTCATCTCCAGCTTAGTGGAGGTTTCCGTCTGCTTTGATGCCCGCCAACTCTTGCTGTAGGCCCCGGTGTCTTTCGGAGCATGGGCTTCGATTTCATCTTTTACGGTCTTGGCAGAGTGCCGCACGGCTTTCTTCATCGTGTCAGTAGCAAGGTCTGCATATTCCTCCAGACCTTCCACGATAGCATCTGCCAGACCGTCAACAGGCACACTCCTACCCATTCCATCACCTCCGAACCTTGGTGGCAGTCAGCTTCAGCGTTTCGTGTCGGAACTGAAAATCATCCACAAGTGTAATGTTGTAAATACCGCCCTCAAACAGAATACGGTAATGATCGCTGTCCATATCCTTGAGTGCCGCACAATAACGCACCATGAAAGTATAGCTATCTGAAGCTACGGTCTGTCCTGCAACTTCCTGCTCCTGTCCGGCTGTCTTACCAGTGGCAAGATTCGCATAGGCATAACAGGAATAGTACTCTTTCCAGACTGCCGTATGATTGCCAATGGTATCCGTTTCTACGATATTTTTCTGAATAGTGATGCGGGAACGCATCTTGGAAATCTCCATCAGAAGACCTCCTTTCGGCTTCCACCTAACAAGCCCCGAAGCGTAAGTGCCAAATCGTGATAGTCTGCTTCTTCTCGGTGTTCGTACATATAGGCGGCTGCATATAGGATTGCTACATCACCAAGGGCAGAGTTATTCAGTACGGCAATATCCGATGTCATCAGTACATCCATGCACAGCTTTTTTGCGGCGGTTAAGATGTTCTCTATCAGCTTGTCATCGTCATTGTAATCAACCCGGAGGTATTGTTTCGCATCCTTCAATGAAACCATATCAATCACCGCCTCTCCATAAATGTAGGGGTGATGCCACAAGACACCACCCCAGAGGATCATTTTTCAGACAGCTTCATGACCTGCACAGCTTCCGGCAGGATCAGCTTACCGTCCACGCGCTCCTTAGCAACAAAGCCAATCATACCGTTGCCAGCGAACAGCTCATTGAGCTGCTTAAAGGAACGGGTACCACGGTCACCGATGTTGTAATACTTGTAATCACCAAAGGCGATGGCATCGGTCGGGGCATAGGCAGAGGTGCGGACGCTGTAGCCGAGCAGACGGTCAGGCTCACCCTGCTGATAAGACGGCTGCCAGATATACGCACCGTTGTTGTCCTTCAGCTTGCGGAGCTGGGCAAGGGTTGCATCGTTCATGATGAAGGATGCGTTCTTGCGGTAAGGACGCTTCAGACCGTAGGCAAGGTCGAGCATATCATCGGACTTGATAGTTGCGGTCAGAGTCTTGAACAGTTGACCGCCCTTGTTCGCATCAAAGATACCAGTCGGCTTGCCAGTACCGTCACCGTTGAGGAATGCATCTTCTTCCGCATTGGCCAGAGCCTTGCCGAACTCGGTGATGATATAGCTTTCCAGATTGAAAGCGTTGTCATAGAGCAGCTCCTCCGTAACCTTGATGGCAACGTGCAGCTTGAACGCATCCAGGAAGGTCTGATCGAAGGTGGCATCACCGAAGGTCAGTGCACCGCCCTCCTCAATCCATGCAGCGGCAGGCTTGGTGGCGGCAATGTTGATCTTGTGCTGGCCGGAGGTGGTGATGTGGGTTGCAAGACCACGCATGATGTTCTCCTCATTCAGCACATCAATCAGACGGCGGTCATACTCTTCGGGAACCAGATAACCACCATCTGCATCCACGCCTTCCTGCAGAAGATTGGATACCAGGCGGAAGTTGGTACGCATAGCGGTGAGCATGGCCTGTTTATAGGCATCGGACGCACGGCCCTTCTTCTCCTCACCAGTGGATGTGGCCGTATAAGGCTTTCCAGTGATAGGGCTGTTGACGGGCTTCGCCAGTTCAGCCTCACGCTGCTCAATACGCTGGGCACGGTTGATGGCTTCGGTCAGAGAATCGAACTCCGTCTCCATGTTCTGATAGGTGGTGTGATCCTCTGCGGACAGCTTGCCCTGCTTGTCCTCGTGAGTGTCCAGGAACTGACGCATCTGACCCAGCAGGTCAGCACGGTTTTTCAGCATTTCAGAAATAGTCATTTTGAGTACCTCCATTAAATCATTTTTTCGTAAACAGTAAGACGTTCTCGGAGATCGGTGGTAGATACACCATCATCTTCGGGAACGTCTTTCGGATTGGGGATGTGCGCTTGTTCAGCGGCAGTCTTGGGCTTGCCATACTTCACAGCCATCTTGTTCATAAGCGCGTTTTCTACGCTCTTACTGGAAAACAAGACAGATGCAACCGAGGCATCCACGGCTTTATCATCCGCGGGTTCCGTATCACTCTGACCCAAGATGCCATCTGCAAGCCCAAGCTCTACAGCTTTATTGGCATTCATCCAGGTTTCTGCATCCATGAGGTGGGACAGCTTGGCACGGGACTGACCACTTTTGATAACATAGGCGTTGAGGATGGACTCCTTCACCTCGTCCAGCATGGCAATGG